TAGTACCAGAGTCAATTGAAATTCTTACCCATGTCATATGCTCCACAAGTGTTTCAAACATATCCCACTTATCAAACAAAGTACCATTGGTAAACATTCCCATTTTAATACCATGTTTTCCACAATATTCAATGGCTTCTTTTAGGTGCTTGTTGAGAGTAGGCTCTCCACCCCCGGTCCAGTTAACTGCCCTAACACCCATATTAACAAAATCTTCGCACAAGCCCATTAATACATCACGGCTCATCAGTGCTCTGGAAAAAGTTTCAGTGCCTTTAAATTTTTCAAAGTGAATATATGAAGATAAACAAAAATTACACGCATGATTACAAGCATTGCTGGGGTCTACTTCAACTAAAACAGGTGCTGTATATCCTGTTTCAATATGTTCAATTGCTCTGTCAACATTGGCTAATATTTTTGCTTGTGGATTAAATATTTTACTTTTATCGTCTGCCATCTTTATCCAACCAGTTTAAAAGGTACTTTGTCGGATCTTTAAAATATTCTCTTATTACATTATCAAAATATTCACGAGCAGCCAAAGCCCTTTCATGAAGCACTTCTACAGGAGCATTATAGATTGTATCAAGTTCATCTCTAATTTTTTCTGGAGTTAAGTTCTCACCAGTTATCCTATAAACAAAGTCTAAATCTCCGTTATCTTCGCCAAATAGATAGTAGTCATGATCTGATATAAGTACCGGAACTCTTTTATAATAACACGTCTCTATCAATCTAACACTATCTATTCCAGAGCCTCTGGGGCATAATGAGATTAGATTGTTTTTCATCGTTTCAATATATCTATTTTGAACGTCACCACCAATTGGGGATGGACCTGACCATGTTCTGTTAATATGCATATCTTTTTCAAAATCAGAATTATGTAAAGCATGCACCATCATCATTCTCATTTTGTGATTTAAGAAGCCTCTAAATCCAAAACTTTTTTCTGTTGGCAAAGAAAAATCTTCGTTTCTATTTTTAATAATATCCAAAAATAAATGAGAAAATGTGGGTCTTGTAAAGAGATATTTCATATTCGAATATCGTTTTAGCGGGCCCATAGTAGTAACAATACAATCATGAACCCATGGAGCGATAGGCATTCCACCCTCTCCTTCAACGTCAACTATATGTCTACTTTCATTACCTTTTAAATACTTGTAAGCCGAGGGTGTAAATTGATTAAATCTATCATTGGGAATTTGACCCATATAAAAATAATCTGCTTCGTCTGGTGAGGAAAGTTGAAAATTTTCCTTGATACCCTTTTCACTCATGGGCACCGTATTATAGTATATTTCTGTGTCATCATGCACATGTCGCTTGGCATGCGGATAAACATAAAGTTTTTTCATTCCATACTTCCTTCAGTATTAAAGATGCTAGGCATGGGTGGGTCTTGTGATACTTCCATTGGTTCAATAAGCATATTATCATAAAACTCTTCACGAGGCAAATATGGATACATATCTTCTATTGGAGTAGACCACCCAACGATTTTTGGCTCATAGGTGTGCCATTCATGGCAATTTAGATCACAAATAATTTGTCCGTCGTGATTTAAAAATTGCCTTATTTGTTCACGCACTTTTTCATAATCACTACCATCATCAATCACCATGGTATCAATACCAAATGCATTGGCAACTTTAATGAAGTCAGGTGGTGCATATCCTTTTGGACCACACGCCTCGCTACGACCTTCAAAGTTTACCTCTTGAAACGCTTTTGTAATTCCATAAATATGGTTATTTAAAATAATAGTTTTAACATCAATTCCATAATTTTTAAATGTTTGCATTTCTTGAATATTCATTGACATTCCACCATCGCCAATAACACAGACCACTTTCCTGTCTTTGTGTGCTGCAAAGTATGCACCCATAGCAGCCGAATAAGAAAAGCCCATGGGAGAATTTCCGTTATTTGTAAAATAATGCTGACCAGTTTTTGTTTTAAAAGAATGATTAATGGCAACAATATTACCACCGCAGTCACCAATTAAAATATCATTAGCATCCATTTCCTCTGATAGAAGTCTTAAGAACACATAAGGATTTACATATTCTGTTGGCTCATACATTTCTGGAGTGACTGGATCATATTTTTCCCTCCAGTCAACAACTGTCTGATTCCATGAAGTATAATCATTGATATCAAAGGTTTTTAATCTTTTTAACATGAGTTCTATGAACAATTTTGCGTCACTTAGTATACACTCATCAAAAGGTAATTGTTGCATTTTGCGCTGCATCGCTGGAGCATCAACATCTACCATGTACTTTTTAGCATTTCTTGCAAAAAGATGTGGCTCTCCTCCAGTAATACGACCGGAAATACGACTCCCAATTGCTAACAATAGATCACAATTTTGAACGCCAAAATTTCTACCAGCACCCCCGTAAGTTCCAATTCTACCACCATAATAATCAAAATCGGACGCTATAATATCTAATGCATTCCAAGTTGGAAAACATGGTATTTTTAGAGTCTCTGCTAATTCTAATATTTCTTTTTCTGCATCTGCTAATCTTACACCTCCGCCAATCATAAGGCAAGGTCTTTTTGCATTCTTTAGATCGTCTAAAAACTTATCTATTTGCTGATTAACTTTATCAATATTATAATTTACTTCAGCCAAATCAGGATCAAAACCTATTAGTTCATCTGGATCTATCATTTCTTTTTGTACATCGATAGGCAAATCTAAATGAACTGGTCCGGGTCTCCCGTTCTTGGCTAAAAATATTGCTTTTTCTAATTCATATTTAATACTCTTTGGATCTTCAACTAATTTAGAATATTTTGTTACTGGAGCGCAAATTGCTGTCATATCTGCTTCTTGAAAACCAATTTGCCTAATTGATTTATCTGGACGCATATATCTTGTTTTAATTTGACCAGTCATAAACAAGCATGGAACAGAGTCATAAAAACAATTACCCATGGAGGTTACAAAATTCATACCCCCCGGTCCAGAGGTGGCAATCGCCACTCCTATATTTTTAGATATTTTTGCATAACCTTCAGCAGCGAACCCAGCACCTTGCTCATGCATTGTGGCTACATATTGAATTTTATCATTTCTTGTAAATGCATCAATTAGATTACCATTCGCTGCGCCGTATACAACAAAAACATCTGTAACTCCAATATTAGACAGATGATTAATGATATAATCAGCAACCTTTATCTTATCAGCCATTATGTATAACTCTCCAAGTTTTTAATATATAAATTATTGATTCTTCTTTGTGATCGTATTTGGAGTCACGCTATGATTAGTTGGAAACCCCTGATCAGTTTCATAAATAATCTTATCGTGTTTCCAATTTCCACCGCCGAGCAGTTTTTCCAATTCTTCTTCTTTAATAGCATAAAAATTTTCTTCAGATGGAAACTCTCCGTTCCGAACTTCATCAGCATATTGCTTTAATGCTGATTGCATGATTTGACCTGCCTCGCAGTATCGTTTAACAAATTTAGATTTGAATTCCCAAAATAAACCCATCAAATCATGAAAAATAACCAATTGTCCATTAACCTTATCTCCTGCTCCGATACCATATACCGGGATATCAAGTGCTTGGGTAATCATGTCCGCTGATTCTCGGGGCATCCCCTCCAAAAGAAGAAATGAACATCCTGCTTCTTGAAGTGCCTTTGCTTGTTCCAAGATTATTTCAGCCTGTTTGGCTGTCTTACCTTGAACACGATATCCCCCAAGTTTGGCTCTTGTGTGTGGGGTTAATCCTAAGTGACTCATGACCATTATACCAGAGTCGGCAATTGCTTTAATTCTATCAGTCATAGCGCCTTCAACCTTAACGCAATCCATTCCCGCTTTAACAAATCTACCAGCGTTATAAACTGCTTCTTCATCCGAAACCTGATATGACATGTATGGCATATCACCTATCAAAAATGCTTTCTTAGCGCCCTTGGCAACTGCTTCACAAGAACTGATCATCTGATCCATCGTTACGGGAATGGTTGTTTTATGACCAAGTGTTGTCATTCCCAGTGAATCACCAACCAAAATGGCATCAACTCCTGCACCATCAGCAATTCTTGCCTGTGGATAATCATATGCAGTCGTCATAACTGTTGGAATTTTCTCTCTCTTCTGTCTTCTCAATTTTAAAATTGTGACCTTATTTCTATCGTTTGCTGACAATTTAATCTCCTAATAATTTTCTTTTAAGTTTTATTTTTGAAGTCTCGATGACATTATTTTTGGCTTCGAGACCATATTTTTTTTCTAACAAATCCAAATAAGCAGGGTTTGTATGATATTTCATCCACGCCTCATCTCTAAATTTTAATATCTCAGATGCTGAAAGATATTCATTTGGTAAATTAGAGGTATGATATGAGTGCTGACTGTACCCTACATATTTGTCGGGCAGTGTCCACCCATTTTGTCGTGCTGTAAGGTGTAATGGGCTACCTGGGTAAGCCATGGCGCAATAAAAATTCACCATGGAAGTTAAATTTGACTGTGCAAATTCAAATGTTTGTTGCATTGTTTCGTGATTGTCCTTGGGAAGCCCAAATATATAATTGGCACCGATCCCAATTTCAGCATCTTTCATATTCTGTATTATATCAGTAATTTTGACTTCTTTAAAACCATCTTTGTGAATTTCTTTTCGTAACACTGTGTTTGGATTTTCTATTCCCAAACCAAGCCAATTAACACCGGCTTTCTTTAAAGTCTCTAAATATTTTGGTCTACATGTGTCAATTCTGGCGTATGCCCAAATGTTAAAATCATAACCTCGTTCAATTATAAGATTACATATTTTTAAAAAATGTCTTGGATTTAACACAAACAATTCATCTGCTATTTTAACATTTTTCACGCCCATCTCCGCAATCTGATCAAATTGCTTTATCATGAATTCTGGCTCCCAGAAACGGAATGTATTGCTATCAGCAGATGCTATATTATTGCCCTGTTTTGTTCTATTGATAATATTAATCATACAGAAGGAACACCTATATGGACAACCAAGGCTTGTATAAATTGCAGCGAATGGGCTTTTTTCAGAATTATTTGACCAAGAATGCCAGCCAGCAGTTCGATACTTTTTTATATCAGGCAATAGATCCCAAGCCATGCCGGGTAAATCATGTGCAAGATCGGCTTTAGCAACAATAGGGGATATTTTATTTAAAATTACGTCCCCTTGATCATCTCTAAATCCCAATCCATCAACTTTTTTAAGATATTCTATTTTTGTCTTATCTTCCACATGTAACAAATTACTGATAGTATATACACCTTCGTTTTGACACACAAAGTCTACAGACGGCTCATTACTTAAAACTTCTATAGGAAGTGCGGCAGCATGCGGTCCCACTATCAAAATTTTTATTTCAGGATTTAATAATTTTATTTGTTTTGATAAATCAATTGCACCTTCCATATTTTGACTAGATGCACTGGGCTGTTGACCATAAACAACAATGCACACTAATTTTGGATCTATATCAACCACTGTGTTTGCGGCTTCAATAGCATCAATTCTTTCTGCCTCAGTATCTAATATTCCAACACCAAAACCCCTTGACCTACAATGATTTGCTAACATTGCAGCCCAAATTGGTGGTTCAATTGCAGAATGTCTATCTGCTAATTTTTGATAAACTTTGTACGCCGCACTTGGATGGACGAACAGTGCATCTAATTTTTTCATATTTCCTCAGTAATTTGCAAACCATGGAGACTCAATTATCTCATATGATTTAATAAGTTGTTCTATACCCAAATCAAGACTATTTTCACAAACAAATCCTTTATCATATATCTTTTTGCTACTAACTTCATAATCTCTTACATCAGGATCTGAATTAAACTCTGCCTTTATAATTTCTAAAGGTATTTGATTTTGAATTCTCTTTGCTAATTGCAATTTATTCATGTTTATTTCATCGTGACCGACATTATATGTTTCATTTTTACAATTTTGCCAATTGTCAACAATGAATTTAAAAGATCTGCAAGCGTCTTGAATATGTAAATAGTTTCTCATAAACTCACATTCATATAGAACAAGAACTCTATCCCTTAGCGCCTTGAGTACAAAATTGTTAACAAGCAAATCAGTTCTCATTCTCGATGAAGGACCAAATACGGTGGCAAAGCGGAACGTAACGTGATTTTCTACCTGCTTATAAACATCCTCTGCTTGTACCTTGGTTACACCATATAATGAAACAGGTCTCAGTGGAGATTCCTCAGTGCAAATGCCTTCGTTTTTTCCATATCCAGAATTTGTACAAGGATATATCACCATTTGTTCGTTTGATTTGTTTTTTGCAATCCATTTATTCGCGCCAAAATTAATTTCTTCGGCATCGCGGGGATTATCTCTACACAATGGAAATCCAACTAACGCTGCTAATGGAATAATTACATCAGATTTATCCATATGAGGTTTTAACTTTTTAAAATCTCTTACATCCCCATTTACAAAGTTAAATTTTTTATTAGTTGTATATCTTAAGAGAGAGGTGCAATCATACATTAGATTATCATAAGCCGTAACTTCATGCCCATCGTCTAAAAAATGTTGCACTAATTCACTACCAATATATCCAGCACCACCAGTTATTAAAATGTTCATTTATAAATCCTTAAATCGTTACTATTATTTTAACACATGACAACAATATTGTCAATTATTCTTTTAAAATACTTGTCAGTGTATTTTTGTTTATTTGTTTTTTTACATTGTAGATTTTATCATATTTCAATGCTTCTGTGCAGATTAAATCCCAGTCTATATTATTTAACTCTATAGGTGAGTAATTATTATAATGAGACAAATCAAACTCAAAAAAATTACAAATTCTTGGAAGAAGATACCCCAGTGCTTTTCCATGTGAAATATTGTAATATGCAGTCAAAGGATATGATAAAGAGTGCAGTATAGTGGTGGGACATATTTGTATTGCCTTTCCACCTAAATTTCCTGCTTTAATTAATTCTACATTAGTGTATTTATTTTTTAAAATTGATAATGCAGATTCCGCGTATTTGATACTTTCTTTTGTTTTATTTGTTGACCATAAACTGTCTAAGCAGTGACTAATCACATCATAAGTTGTATATTCCTTAACTATTAAAGGCAAATTTTTTACATATTCTTCCTCAACTCTGACAATAGAAGGTAATTTTGTTTTTATAGAAAGTTTTTTTGTCCCATCCCAGCACACTGAGTGTGAGGTACAAGCAGATCCAGCAGCAGTAGTGGGATAGCAGGTAATGGGGTTTGCAGATATTATTTTTGCAGTGTCTATAACTGCACCTCCACCAATAGCAACAACATCAATCTCAGAATTTAACAAATCTAAAATTTGTTTCTGTGGGGCACCTTTTACAATGTGTACTCTTTTATACTGAGGTAAATAATTTCTAGTCGATGGAGAGCATACTAATAATGTTTCTGGCATTTTCTTCAAATCCTATTCCAACTCTTGGCGTTTTTCCATCCTTAGAGATTTTTATTATTTCTGTTACCCCAACATATGATTCTTCTAATTGAGAACAAGGCTGACCACCTACCGATTCATGACAACCGTTATCTAAAATATAAACAGACAAATTCTCTTTAGCATAGTCACGAATCGTGTGAGTTAATCCAAGATGCATTATATGTGACGCATCTCCATTTATAACAACTACGTCTCTCTCCGTAAACAAGGATAGCCCTAACCCTATCCCAGGTGCCAAGCCCATACTGCCCTGCATATAAAAAACATTTTCTTTTTCTGGAAACAGTTCATACATAGCACGAGATAAAAATCCAGTAGGTGCAATATAAATAGCGCTTTTTCCGTGTTTTTTTATAATATAAAGTAACGCCTCTTTTCTACTTAACATTGTTATCACCAGTGATCAAAATAAAATTCTCATATCCAATTAAATCTAATATTTGTTTATCTACTTCACCCATGATTTTATGCTGTGGCAATGTATGTCTGTGACCAATTACCAACAGGGGGCACAGTTTAGAGGGTATGCATAAACTGGTTAGCGGGTTAATAATGTTTCCTAATCCTGAATTTTGTAAATAAACACACGGAACTTTTCCTGCTAGCATAGCGCCAAACGCAATGGCAACTGCATGACCCTCATTTGCGGCTATGATATGTGTTTTATTTGTATTGTCTATTTCTGATATAAAATCTTTTAAAAGACTATCTGGTACACCTACAAAAAGATCAACTTTTTCATTTATTTCATAAAATTTTTCTTTCATTAGTCATCCGGTGTTGGTATTAATGTTAAAATTTCTTTGATTGGTAAACAAATGTCGTCTGTTTCTAAAGATCTTTGATTTTGTAATATTCTTTTCGCAGCCGTGACCATGTGTGGATATGCACTTCGTAAAAGATGATTTGCATAAATTACAACATTAACACCAAGTTCAATTAATTCTTCCTCTGTTATTGAATTATATGTTGAGGGCACGACAATAAGCGGTACATCCTTTTCAATTGATCTGAATTCTTTTATAAAAGACTTAATCTCATGTGGTGAATTTTCTTTACTGTGAATCATAATCCCATCAGCACCGGCTTTTATATAAGCCAGCGATCTGTTTATTGCATCTTGCTGCCCCTGTTTTAAAATTAAACTTTCTACTCTGGCAATGATCATAAAATCTTCAGTGACTTGTGCATTTTTTCCAGAAGTAATCTTGTGACAGAAGTTTTCAATTGTATCTTGAGTTTGTGCAACAGTTGTGCCGAACAATGAATTTCTTTTAACGCCAATCTTATCTTCAATTATGACTGCCGAGACACCGAGACGCTCAAGACTTCTAACCATAAATTTAAAGTGCTCAACTAATCCACCATTGTCTGCATCAACAATCATTGGCTTGGTTGTTACGTCAAATATTTCATTTAATGTTTGGCTTATAGTTGTGACATCAACATATTGTATATCTGGCTTACCCTTTGATGTGGAGTGCGTTAAACTACTTAGCCACATGCCATCAAATTGATTTGAATTGACTTTTGTTTTTTCAACGATCAAACCTGTGAGCCCATTGTGTGCCTCCAAAATTCTAACTATTGGTTTTACTGCCAATATTCTCCTAAATATTTTTCTTCTAGCATCGGAGGTCACACCATTTTTTTTCTTATTTTCAATTAACGCAGTGCTTGAAATACCTTTTGTATATGATGGCTCAACCAATTCGCCACCCCACTCATTTATAAGTGACAATATGTGTGTTCTCATTCTTTTTTGAGGACTATTTTTCCAATCATCTCCATGAACAACATAATCTGGCTTTAAGTCTCTTAAAATTGAATCAAAATTATCCACTCCCTGTATGACAATTTCATCTACGCCTTTTACATTCTCTAATACAATTTTTCTTTCTTCAATGCTCATTAACGGAACTCTTTTATAACTTGCAATTAAAGTATCATCATACAATCCGACAATCACTTTGCCGAGTGATTGAGCGGTGTTTATAATATTTATATGACCGTGATGCAATACATCAGCAGCCATAGGAACATAAACAATTTTATTTTTTTTAGTAGTCATACCATGTCTCTAATTCGTTAATTACTCTATTTGGCTCTGCAAAGCAAGACAATTCTTTTTGTGCCTGAGAGTCGATAGAGGATGGAATTCCAACAATCAATAGGGCACTTTTTTTATTTGTCTTTTTTACAAAAGAAAATTTTATGAACGGCTTTAAATATACAGAATCATATTGTTGTAATATTTTAGTAAATATCTTGTTATTATGTTCCCACATCAACTCAACTGGTGCGTTGTTAAAATTTATAACATAACTGTGTAAAGATGTTTGTAAGCAATTATCAATATCATGTTTGTTAGACAGAACTTCTAATATTGAATTTGTCATTGATGGAACCTTTAATGTTTTTGCCAACGGATATATGTTATATATCTTATTCCTCTCACTTGAATAAAGCATTGGTTTATTATTATCAATATGCTTTATTACACAGTCTGGTTCGTGATCATACGCGGCTTCGCAAATATCATTTGGATTTACTCCAAGAGCATTTGCTATTATTTTTTGTTCCCTTTGAGTCAACACTTTGTTGTCAGATAAAATTTCCTTGATATTAATACCTTGTTTTTTAACTAAAGAATCTAAAATATCAATCGTAAAAAGATTGTTCTTCATATATTGTTCTATTAATTGTTTTGTAGAATTGACCGCGTATCGCTCAAGAGTTGTTTGCCCAAGCGCGTATAGTTCTCTTTGCGATCTGCAAATATCTGCACCAAACGTAACTGCAAGTATACAAGTAAATTTGTCTTTGTTCCTACTTGCAAAACTATGTTTAATAAACGGAGTTATGTAATTGGAATCACCAGTATTCATTTCAAAACAATGTCTGGTGCCAGAAGAATCTTCATAATAAAAATTTACAGGACCAATAAACAATGTAACCTGATGCATAAAATGCCCATTGTTCATAACAACATCAGGATTGTGTGGGTTCGAATCTTTTATTTCTCTTAATACAGATATCCACTCTGGTTTAAAAAGTGATAATTTGGACATCGCTGTATCTCTATATTCATAGTATTGAGACATATTGCCATCTTTATCCACCCTATCATATATCCTGCTGCTATTTTTCGATTCGATAGCGCTAACAAATTTTATACCATTTAGTGTGTCATCTTTTAAAAGATGTAATTGTAAATGATCTATCGGATACTGTTGACCCATCTTTCTTATAAGATCATGTGCCTTTTGTTCCGTGGATTCACCGCTTAAAACTAGTTTTAATTCATCAATTGAATATCCTAATTCTATAGCAGCAGACTCAGGAGTGCGTTTTAAATCGTTTAATTCACATAAAATTCTGCTTCCTAAACATTTTAAATAACTATTTTGGGGTTTTCCAATCTTTTCCATAATATCTTTCAAAAAATGCAATTGGATTATTTATAGAGACTAATTCTCTATCTGCAAATTCTATGGTTTTCAGCGGGAAGGCTTCATCATATTGTAGATTATAAAAAGTTCTATGTCCTTGTTGCAATAAATTTTCTTCTTCAATAACTTCATACTCATATAAGTCTATCATAATTCCATCTTTAACTAAAGAATACAAATTAGAAAACTCGTTTCTTATAACCAAATATCCGTTTTTATTATGAAGATTGTCTAATTTTTCTATGAGTCTTTCACTATCTTTTTTGAAATAACCAAAATCTAAATCATCATCATGTAAAATTAAATCTTGCTCTCTTACGATTCCCAATAATGTTCCGAACATTGGAAAAATTGTTATTTCATCTGACATATAGTCATAAAATTCTAATAGAATATTCACCGCTTGCCTTCGGTGTTCGTGATTTGCAAAATTGCCATGCTGTCTTTTATTTAGATGATGTGCATAAACTTTGCCTACTCTATTTAACTCACCTTTTAAATCACAACCTTCATAAAGCAAGTGTCTACATATTGACCTTGTTATCCATTTGTGGTTCGCTGCATCACCGTAAAATTTATTTTTGTTATTCTCCATCTTAAAATTTTATCCTTCCAGTTATTATGTGCCAAAGCATAACCCAATCACAGGCTTTTGCCCACAACGGATTTGTAAATGCTGCGGGTTTATTCTTTTCAAAAAAATAATGACCACTCCATGCAAAGGGATATACCACAAAAGGAGTTAGAGCCAATAGTAGCCATAATTTGTTAACCAATACGAGATAAACAAACGATATGGTAGCCAGTTGACCCAACACATGTAATCTACGAGTCCATTTGTTTGTGTGGAGAGTTAAATAATATTCATAGTACTCCCAAAATGTTAAGTTTTTATTCATTCCAACTAATTTCCCAGTCTTTAAATTCTGCC